GATAGTTCCTCGTTCGCATCGTGTACCATTTGGGTACCTCCTACCTCTACCCCCACATGTGGCCGAGAGAGCCGGGGGGTATTGATCCTGACGCACCACCACAGGCGACAGGTACCCCCCGACAGAAGGGTAACGGGGAGAGTATAGCCGGGTGCTAGGCCCGGTCGGCAATGATCTTTCGGATGGCTTCCAGCGCCACTACGATGGCGCCGTCGAGGTCCTTGAGGTCGTCAGAGTCGGGCGACCATTCCTCTTGCCCTGGTGCGTCCCAGCAACGGACGTTCCAGAGACCAGAGACGTTGAGCATGGGGATCACGCTCACCACGATGTCGTCGTTTGCGGTGCATTCGAGTCCGACCATGCCGTCTATGGTCACATAGACGTTGGTGCCTAGAGCTCCGAGGTCCATACATTCGACGTGCCACCGGTTAACGGTGGGGCCTAGCTCAACGTGGTCGTGTCTGTGGCGGCTCATGTGAGTGCCTCCCTGAGGCTTGTGATGTGCTGGGACACCCTTGAGGGGTGTACCCCTAGCTCTGCTGCGATGTCCTTCTTAGGCGTGCCCTCAGCTAGCCTGATAGCTACTAGCTTGAGAGTGCCTTCTAGGCCAGCCTCTGCCGCTAAGGCGGCAGGCTTTAGGTGGTCTATGTCTGCAATCTCACTCTCGGCAGTAGGCGACAAAGACTTTAGCGATGTGACGAGAGACACACTCTCCCCTCCGATGTGTAGGGGCATCGAGGTCGACGTCTTGCATCCGTTCCTGCCGTGTACTTGACGCCAGCGATCAGCGCAGGCGTTTCGTGCCCTGCGAATGCACTGGTAGTCTTCGAGGTCTAGGCACTGCCAGACTGCTGTTGCGGCGATCTGAACCTGATCCTGATAGTCGGCGTTCGCCGACCAGTGACGGCAGGCTATGCGTGCCAGACGCATAACCCGCTCGTCCTGTGTCTCGCTGTCTGGTGACCTCATTGTTGGGCCCTCCGTTCGGCGACGGCGGCGATCAGTCTGTCGAGACGATTGATCTCTTCACCGGCAGCGATCAGGGTCTCCAGATCGCCCACACCGGACATGGCGTGCGAGGCTTGGGCCTCCGCTACCGCTCTGAGATCCCGGTAGAACGCTTCCCGGCGTAGCAGCGAGTCGGAGACCGCATCGTCGGAACGTCCGGTCTCCCCGAGGTACTGGTTGTACGCTTTGATCCGCTGGTCGTCGGTGAGCGACCGGTCATGGGTCAGCTGGTAGTGGGCCCACTTGTCGGACTCGTAGCTGCGCAGCTGCGGTTCCATGACGGCATCTTCATGCCATGTCGGTGCGATGGGGATGAGTGCGTCCCATGTCTGCATTGCTGCCATCTCTGGGCTTAGCGGTTGTTGATCCTGGTCCATGTCTGTCCTTTGGTGGGTGGTGTATGCGTGGTGCGCCCATGGCACGTCTTTGGGTTGGTTCACGCACGCTGGGCAGTCGTGGTGGTATTTGACGACACTGTAGTCGTCGTGGTTGTGCATTACTTGTCTCCTGTGATGGAGCCGAGTAGGTCGTACCCGGCATTTGTGTCGGCTTCGCTGACCTCATCAATCGAGATCGAGCTGTTGAGCTGGTCCGGCTCGAAGCCGGCGGCTACCGCCTGATCGTACTGCACGGGCGTCAGGTCATCAAACTCTGCGTACTCGGGGAATGCCCCGTCACACATGGCCTGCTCCAGCTGGTGGATCTTGCGGTACCGGTCGAGGTCGATGGCGGACACCTCGATGGTCTCCGTCTCCGCCTCCTCGACCGCTGCACGCCATGCGAAGAAGTCGCCATTGTTGGCGTCCGGGTGCTCGGCCCGGGCCCTCAGTTTCGCTATCGCTTCATCACTGTTGTTGGTGTTCATTGTGGTGGCTCCTCTGTGTTGCCGTGGGAGAGGCCTAGGGCCCCCTCCACGAGGTTGAAACAATCGTAGGCGAGTTCACTGCAGGCCTCGTCGTAGGGCCCGAAATTGCCGGACTTGTTGGCGTCGTCGGCCTCCGCTTGGAGGTCCTCGAACAGGATGAGAGTGATGTCGTCGACCTCGATGGTGATGGTCCTACTCATTGCTTGGCCTCCATGGTTTGGATGATAGCCCCGTCAGATAGGCGGGTCAATTCGATGCGACCGTTAGCCCACACGTCGCTGCCGATGGCGAAGTCCAACACTCTGCCGGTGGCAAACATTGTGGCCTCGCCGTCGTTAGCGCCGTGGAACCCGTGGGAGAGGGTCTCCCCGTCAAGTGTGGCCTCCAGCTTGTAATCGTAGGCGCTCATCACTTGACCGCCTTGACGATGTAACGGAACCCCGGGTCTGTGTCGCAGACGTCGCACTGCTGCCACAGGTGGCCCCGCCCCTCAACGTCGGCAACGATCCAGTGATACCCGAACTCGTGGAACTTGTTCAACTCCTGATCTCTGCGCTCCCGGATCTCGTCGGCGTCATCGTACAGATCGAGCGAGGAATCATCGGCGTTGGCGATGTAGTTCGAGCAGGTCCCGCACACCTCGAAGTCGTGGGTTGGGGCCGTGGTGTCCCGGGCGAACCGGTTGGCTGGCAGGTTGTGGGTGGAAGTGACTGACATGGTGGATCTTTCGGTAGTGGGTTGGTGGTAGGAGCCTGAAGGCGCCTGCAAGACCCCCGACGAAGCCGGGGGGCTCACGGGGCCCTCAGACCCAGATGAGCTGGGTGAGCAGCTTGTCGAGGTTGATCTCATTCCAACGCTGCGATGGCAGCTGAGCGGTACGGATCGACCCGAGAGTCAGAACCTGCCCGTTCTGCTGCCACTTCGCCGTCCACTGGACCTTCGTGCCAGCGATAGCTAGCTCGATGTAGAGGTAGGCGAAAGGCAGGTTGGAGTCGAACTCTTGCAGGTTGACCGAGGCGTACCCTCCCGTGTTCAGCTGGTCGAGCACCTTGACGGTGATCGGGCTGGTCGGGGAGCGGAGCGCACCCCGCACGATGTGGCGGCAATTGACGACCTTAGGCAGAGCGGCGTCCGCCAAAGGCGAAACCTGCCGGTACTGGTCGAGATTCTCTAGGACGGTGGTAGTTGGTGACATTGTGACCTCCCGGTCGGTTGGTGACTTGAATTCAATTAAACCATGCCTTGACACCCGGGTCAAGCATTAATCCCAAGAAACCCCCAAGAAACACAAACAAAACCCAAAACCCCAACAAACATATGATTCCCCACCACATTGGTAGGAATAACAGGGTGCACCCAAACCACCGAGACACAGCACCCGACGCCGCTGCTCCCACCCCTCGCCTCGCCGCCTGATCGCCCACCCCGAGCACACCGGCGGCGGCGCCGACGCCCGCTCCACACAGCCCGCATGTCGAGGCCCCACGCAGTGGCCCAACGTCACCCCACAGCATGCCCCGGACCCACCACCCGACACACACCGAAGGCTGATCGCTGCCTATATATGTATGTGTGCTGCCTGCTGCAAGCATGCTGGTACCCCCATGGCATGGCTGGCAGCGGGCGGGGGCCAGCTGCTGGACCCCTGCCACCCGGACTGCTCGACGGCGCCAGCTCGTCGAGCAAGCTGGCCGCAGCAGGGCCCCCCGGGGGGGTGCATGCCTGCATGCACACTCTCCGAAGGGGGGGTCCATAAAACGCAGTCATGCTGCTATACGGAGGGGTAGCTTAGGGTGTGGGTGACATTGTGACATGGGTGTTCCTGGACGTCTGTCGGGTTGCTGTCTTGTTGGCTTGTCGGTTTCCGTCTTAAACCCGGTTTGTCTAGGTTCCCACCGTAGGTGGGCCATACGTTTGGGCTGTCCCTAGCTCGGAGCCCCCTGGTGGGGCTCCAGCTGGCGGACGTTGGATGTCTGTAGACAGGAAGCCCGGGTACCGCCCCCCTGTATCGCTCGGGATCTCGTGCTACGCTCCCCCGATGGCTCTGACGGGGCTACCTGATCGGTGGTAGCAGAAGACGACCCCTCTGACGGGCAGCAACCGGTCGCAAGCCGGCGAGGAACAGGTCCTATCTACTACCCCAATAGTGGTCGTGACGGGAACAGCCTACCCTGAGGATAGCCGCCACACCTGCGGGAGTGCTAGAAGTTTCTCGACCGCATGTGGGGTTATGGGTAGTATGGATCGTAAATTTGAGAAGTGGTCGAAGACTCGTAGGTTTGATGAGGCGTGTCGTCTTGTGGTGCATGAGGGGTTTACGCAGTCTGAGGTGGCGAAGAGGGTGGGGGTGTCTCGGCAGCATTTGTCGGGGAAGGTGAAGTTGTTCCGGGAGGCTGAGGCTGTTCGGGTTGAGGGGATCCGTTCTAAGGCGCCGGCGGAGGGGGTGACGGGTGAAACCCGTATGCCGTTTTGGGAGTGGGAGCGAAGGTATTTCGGGCATGTGTTGTGTCCGGATTGTCAGGAGCGCCATGCGGCGCCTCCGTTCCATGAGGAGATTGTGGATGCCTTGGAGGAGGGTCTTGCCAGGATTCTGGTGAACTTGCCGCCGTATCATGCGAAGTCGACTTTGATTACGGTGAAGTGGACGTTGTATCAGTTGTGTTATGACCCGAATCTGCGTTTTCTGATCGTGTCGAAGTCTGCGACTATGGCCCGGGCGTTCTCCCGTGCCATTCAGGAGTTGATGACGAACGAGGATCTGTATGTCGGGGCTGAGGGGAACCTGATCGACGATTTCGGTCCGTTCCGTTCGGGTGGTAAGGATCAGATTTGGTCTGCGACCCAGTTCAACGTGGCGAAGCGGACGACGATGGAGAAGGACCCTTCTGTGAGGGCTTTGGGTGTGGGCGAGCAGGTGTATGGTGCCCGTGCTGACTGGATCATCTTCGATGACGTCGCTACTATCGACAATCAGAAGAACCCGGACCGTGTGGCGGGGATGATGGAGTGGTTCGATAAAGAGGCCTTGACCCGTATCGGTAAGAGGGGCAAAGCTGTGTGGGTTGGGACCCGTGTGATGCCCGGTGACATTTATGCGACGTTGCAGAAGCGGCAGGGGTATCGGGTGATACGCAAGTCGTTGATCTTGGATGACGTGGAGGAGAAGGTGTTGTGGCCTGAGCATTTCCCGTACACTCAGGCTTTGACTCACCGCACCGAAATGAAGAACGCCGACTTCCAGCTGGTCTTCCAGAATGTCGACTCGCCGGGTGAGGGGGCGTCGTTCACTGAGGAGTCTATCGATCTGTGTAAGGACACTCAGCGGGTGTTGGGCCAGTACAATCCGAATTGGAAGCTGATTGCGGGCTTGGATCCGGCTGGTACGGGGAAGAACAGCGGTTTCACGGCCCTCACCCTTGTGGGTGTGGACCTTCAGACGGGTATCCGGTATCTGATCGATCAGGTGGCGGAGCGGCAGATGAAGGCGCCCCGTATGAAGCAGCAGATGCTCGATTGGGCGCAGGAGTACCCGTTGTCGGAGTTCAGGGTCGAGGTGAACGGCGTTCAGGCGCAGATCGTGCAAACCCCGGAGATCGTGAAGGAACTGGCCCAGCATGGGGTGCGTGTTGTGCCTCATACGACTCATAGGAACAAGTGGGACCCTCAGTTCGGTGTCGAATCTATCGCACCGCTGTTCGAGGCGCAGCTGATCTCCATTCCGTGGGGTAACGCTCCTACGCAGCGGGCGTTTCAGCCGTTCGTGGAGGAGCTCCTCGGGTTCCCTATGGCGGTCACCTCGGACAGGGTGATGTCGTTCTGGTTCACCCATATCGCTATGAAGGAGGCGCTCGAGCGGCCCCATCTGCCCATGTTTGATGACAGGGCGGACAAATATCCGGCCCGTATCAGGCGTAGACGGTCACTGGTTTCTTTCGCTGAAGACATGATCTCTCAACCGGGTCTCGGCAACCAGCATAGGGGCAAGCAGGCACGCTCTGGATCCCTTGCCAGAGCTATGGTCGGCCGTCCGGGCGAACCGATGATGGAAGCGACAGGATCGGACAAGAACGCCCCCCGACCAGTGAACGTACCCCCCAATGTGTGGGGTGAACAGCCGGATGCGGGGTAGAGGTTGATGTCCGAAGCGCCTGAACCCACCGAAGCTGAGAAAGCCGCTAACGAGGCCGACTATCTGTCGGCTAAAGCGAACTGTCCTGAGGGGCAGATGGTCTGTGGTGTAATCACCAAGACCGGCAGACCAGTCTACTTTCATGCGCCTAAGGATGCCGGCGAAGAAGACGTGAGAGCAGCAGGGTTTCGACTCCGAGAGGGCCGTGAAATGAACGAGTACGAGAAACAGGTTGTCATAGAGGCCGAAGATGCACGCTAAGGTCGACGAGTACGGCGACGTATATGAGGTCCCGGGCATCAATTGTGACGAACTTGTAGAGATCTGGCAGTCGTTCCGCTCCCGACACTCCGACCGTGATGACCGTATCGACACTTTGGACAAGGTGGTGCGTGGCGACCTGTCCGTGTTCGACCCTGACGATGAGGGTATCGATTCTGTTTCCCCTAACCTCGTGCAGGTGGCCCTCGAGGACACCGCTGAGGCCGCTGCGCTGGTACCTTCTGTCCGTGTAGATCCCGCAGGCGGTACGAAGAAGGCCCGTGAGTCCGCTGACAAGATGGAACGCATCGCAGCCGGATACCTGACCGCCTCGAAGATCGACCTTATGGTCCCCCAAACGATGTTCGACCTCGCTGGTGGCGGGTTCGCAGCTTGGGTGGTGCTCCCGGACCCGGATCAGAAACTTCCTCTGATCGAACGTCGGGACATGAGGACCTGTTACCCTGAGCCAGGATGGCGTCAGGGTGATGTCGTTCGCCGCTGCATCTTTGCCCGTGAGCTGTACGAATCTCAGCTGCCTGTCGAGTGGTCGATGCTGCTCCGTGACTACATTTACGGCAACGGCCTTCACGTTGAAGAGGGTATCGCCGGGGATCACAACATCACCGTCACCCTCATCGAGTATTTCGATGAGGAAGCCTGGGTCACAGCGGGCGTGTTCTCCTCTACCGGCGCTTCCGGGCAGGTTGGTGGCCTTGGCCGCACTTCCGGGGTGTCGAAGCATGCTGTCGAGTTTGAGCGGATAACGAACCCTTCGGATGTTTGCCCTGTTGTCATCGGGCAGCGTAACAGTTTCGACGGTGAGGCTCGTGGACAGTTCGATCAGGTGATCGGCCCGTTCGCAGCGCACGTCCGCCTCATGGGCGTCGTGCTCGACTACGCAGATCAGGCAGTGTATTCCGATATTTGGGTGAAAGACCTGATCGGAACTATGCCTTGGGGTGGTGGCGCCTACATTGAGCTCGGCCCTGCCGGCCAGATCGGGCGTGTACCGCCCGCAGTGTCCAGCCTCGACGTACAGCGAGACCTCCAAGCATTGCAGGAAGCAGTGCACATGGGTGGGCGTTGGCCTAAGAGTCGTCCCGGTGACGTGGATCAGGCTATCGCTTCAGCAAAGTTCGTTGAAGCCACAGCCGGCGTGATGAACACGGCGATCAAACAGTACCATCTGACGATGAAGTACATGCTCGAGCAGTCGCTCCGCATCTGCTTTATGACGGACAAGGCCCTGTACCCGGGTAACCGGCAGATCACAGGTGTTCTCCGCAACCAGCAGTTCGTTGAAGAGTATTCGACGAAAGCTATCGACATGAACCACCGCATCCACGCAGATTACGGTCTCGGGTTGGGTAGGGATGCCGCACAGTCCGCCGTGTTACACTTACAGTATCAGGGCGCCGGTCTCATTTCAAGGTCGTTCGTCCAGGAGAACATCGAAGGTGTCTCCGATGTGACTACTGAACGTGAACGGATTGACGTGGAACAGTTCCGGGATATGGCTCTCGCCAAGATGTTGGAAGGTTTGCAGGCCGCAACGATCCCTGAACGTGCTCTCATCGAGATCGCTAAGGCCCGCCGCAATGGCGGCGACCTGTTCGACCTGTACGAAGAGTACATCGTGTTGCCGAAGGAAGAGACGATGGCCGGGTCTATGGATCCTGGCCTCGGTGGTCCTCCTTTGATGCCCGGTATGGGTCCGGAGGGTATGCCGATGGAGGTGGGCCCTGACGGTATGCCTATGCCTCCCGGTGGTATGGGTGGACCTCCCGGTATGGGTGGCCCTGAGGGTGGCGGTATGCCTATGCCTCCTGCACCTCCTGCACCTGACATTCTCGCACGCCTCGGTTCCGACGCTGGTCCCGGTGGAAAGATCGGAACCCAGATTATGGGTCCCGCTAACGGAGCGGCTTGATGCCCACAGATGAGATAGAGAAGATCCCGAATCCGGTCAACAAGCCGGAGTCCGGAACTTATGGTGAGGGCGCAGCCTTAGACAGGCTGAAGGGTTCTTTGCCTCCCATGGCTGAGGGCCCCGGGGGTCCCGCACCGGTTGGACCGCCTCCCGGTCCCGGTGGCGGGAGCCCTCAGGTACCGTTGCCTCCCCCAAATCTGGGTGGCGGCGGACCTATGGCCCCGTCCGGTGTGCCGGAAGGGCTGCTGGCCCCAACGGAACGCCCCCAAGAGGGCATCCTTGCGAACACGCAGGCGTCTTCTCCGATGTCGTTCGAGCAGCCACAGATGTCTGCTCAGCAGCAGCGGCTAGAAACTTTGATCGCCCTGGCTACCAGCCCTCAAGTCTCAGATGAGACCCGGGAGTGGGCGCAGCTGTGGGTGAAGACCCTAACAGAAGCACAGGTCTGACGTGGGATTCCTAGAGGACATCGCTGGCGGTATCGTCGGCGGCGACATCGACGAAGTCCGTGACCAGGGGATAGGTCAACAGCTGTCAGGTGCACCCGGTCGTGGCGCCGACATGGCAGCAATGTTCTCACCTTTGGGTGAGGGCATGGACCTCCAAGCGTCCATCACTGGCGAGTTCGCCGGGGAGTCTGTCCCCATGTGGCAGCGTGTCCTCGGTATAGGTGGACCGATGCTCGGCGGAGTGATGGCAACAGGCAACCTGTTGACCCGTCAGAACCGTCTGTTACAGAACGCCTACCATGTGTCGCAGTCACGACACATGAATGCTTTGGCGAAACGTCCGGGCTCGATTGGCTCGCTCGCCGGGAAGATCGCCGACTACACGTCCGACCAAAAAGTTCGCCGTGCGCTGACAACTTTGAGCGACGGGCCGGTCAACGAGAAGTCGAACCGGCTGGCCGTCCTGAACCGTTCAAGGGTTGATCCGGAAGTCCAGTTCGGCACGCAGAGCTCCCATGTGAATCGGATGCTCCAAGTTGTCGACGACAACGACGCAGACCATTACGGTCAAATGATGCGTGGCTGGCGTGACGTAGGATCCACTAGGGGCAAGACCCGCAAGAACCTTGACACTCTCGAGGGTGAGATCGACGGCGAATGGGTTGACCACATGTCGATCTGGGGTATGGGGTTGGCGGCACGTCTGGTCGACGAGGTCGACGAACACAAGATGGGTACCGCAATGTATAACCGGTCGGAGGATGCAGGGCATAGGGCTCTCGCCTACGAGCTCGGACGCATGTACTCCTCCATCAAAGAAGACCGTCTCACCGGTAAGGGTGCCGACGAACTGGCCGGCCTGTTCAAGAAGGCTCGCAGCGGAGAAACTCTCCCTAGTGACGACATGGTGAAACTGTCTGACGGTATCGTCGCTCACGCTAAACTCACGCAGGCGTTCGTTCACCCTGAACTCCGTTTGGCCCCTCTGGTCAGAGTCGGGAAGATCGACCTCGACAAGGAAACGATGGAACTCGACGTTCTTCGTATGCCGAAGATGTCGCACAAGTCGATGAGCCAATCCGAATTGCAGAAACGTATGGTTGCCGCTGTCCGTCACGATCCGTCGTGGTGGGCTGAGGCGTCTTCGATGAACGTGGAAGAGTTCTTCGACACCCATGTGACGATGGATACGATCCGTTGGTGGCGCAACTGGTACCCTAAAGCCCGTCAGCAGCTCCTCGAGGATTCAGCGAAGACGGGGATCCACCCGCACAAGTCTGTGGCGATCGCTTCGATCCTGTCCGCAGGTGAAGATTGGCGCACGAACGTCGCCAAAGGCTCCGAGACTGTCAAGGAGATGCAACGTGTCTCCGAGATGACCAAAGATGCCAACAGGATGATGGAAGACGTGTTGGCGGCTTCCGGCATATACGCCAAATCGAAGGTAGCTGACCGGGGCGGCCGCATCAAGTATGTGCACGAACAGATTAAGGGTAAGGGGTGGAAGCTGTCCGAGGACGACCTTGTCCGTGTGATGCTGGTCGAAGCTCTCAACCCTGACGAGGTGTCCGACTTCTGGACTCGTGGAGCGGGCGACAAAGGTTTGACATTGAAGGAGATCGGGCAACGCTGGGAGGCCGGCGAGTCTATGCGGGATCTCATCGATTCCCGCAAGACGTCCGACGAATGGTCCGGGCTGAAGCAGCCGTCATTCGAAGATGCAATCTACCGTTCTGTCGACGACGAGATCCTGGAACGCCATTTGACGATGGCGGAGATGATGGTCGGCGACACCGGCTACTCGAAGGTACCGGGCGACGAGCTTCGCCGCAGGCTCCCCGTGGTCTCCGACAGGCAAGCATTCAAAGTTGGGTTCGGCGGTTCAATGAACCCCGACCAAGTCCTCGACACTATCGGCGCTTACGACGGCCTGTCGCAAGGGTTCCGTGTAGCGGCAGCCCGCATCTCTGCGAGACTAGCAGACGAGCTACCCGGCGGTCAAGCTCTCACACCTGAAGAGTTGCAGGCTGTGACGTGGATGGAGTACCGTCGCCTCGCTCAGGTGACCGCAGAGAACTTCACCGACAACTTCCACGCTGACGGGCGCCACCGTCCGGGCTGGCTGCGACCTCACGGCAACAAAGCGGGGTTCGGCCAGAAGGGCATGGATCTTGTGATGAACCGGCGGATCATCGACACCCTGTACGGTAACGATGACCCTGCCGGCCTTGTCCCCTACCAGGCTGTAGCGAGTAATTGGCGCAACCTGCGGAAGACGTTGAAGAAGGGCGACTTCGGGAAGACAACCCTCAAGAAGGGTAAAGGGTATCAGGCGCATCAGGTGAAGATCAGTATGCTTCCCGATGGCGGCTACGACGTCGCCGGTTACGGTTCGCCACCCCGTGGCACCTACGCCATGCCAACCTTCGAGGGCGACGGCGGAGCTCAACAGTACGGCCCAACCGCACCCGTCGAACTCGGTATGCCTTCTGTACGGTATGTGGAAGAACATCTGAATCAGAGGTCCTGGGACATCACCGACCCTGAGGGCGCCTTCGCCGGTCAGGGTGGATCGGTCACCCCGAACACCACACCACAGCAGATCCTTGACGGGAACCTTGCGGTGCAAGTGGGGATTCCGTTGAAGCGTCAGGCCACCGGCAAGGTTCAGGATGAGATGCAGATCATCCAGCGGATCCGTAACGACCTCGAGAAGAAGTACGACGTCCAAGTGGAGATCATGGACCCCCACAAAGGGGTGTCCACCAAACTGGTTGACGACAAGGGGAAGGACCATTGGACGGTACCGCAGGGTAGCAAGATCGACGACTTCGAAATTAAACCCGACAACGAGATGCGCCGGTACCTGTATGTGTACCCGAAGAATGCGGACGACCTCGAGAAGATCTCCGAATACTTTATGACACCTGCGGTGGGTGGCGGGAAAGCGAACGAGACGTTCGCCCGCATGCGTGGTGTCGACGCACCTGAGGTGAACCCTGCGGAGAACTTCCGGGCTGACCCGATCATCGGCGAGAAGATCGCT